AATTCTTGTATGATACCCATGTTCGTGGAACTCAGCGCCCGAGGAATATTATAGAGTATATCCGAGGACTTGAGACTGGTGAGGCAAGGTTGAAAAAGTGAGGGTGTGATGAAAGCGAACTATATCAATTGTTTCAATTTCGAACTCACTTGGGAAGGTGGGTATGTGAACCACCCTCGCGATCCCGGAGGGGCCACGAATAAGGGCGCCACACAGCGAGTGTATGATGCGTATCGTAGAGCCAAAGGCGCACCGATTCAATCGGTTAAATTGATTTCCAACATCGAAGTGGCTGAAATCTATCGCCGTCAGTATTGGGATGTTGTACGTGGTGATGAGCTTCCGATCGGAGTCGATGCGGTTGTATTTGACGAGGCTGTGAACTCCGGACCGGGTAGGGCAATTCGTAGATTGCAGGCCGCGCTCGGGGTGAAGGTTGATGGAAACCTCGGCATGGCTACCATGGAAGCGGTTCGACTTGCTGATCCGATGAAGCTGATCGTAACACTCATCTCGCAACGTAACGCATTCCTCCGGAGCCTTAAGACATTCGATGTCTTTGGCAAAGGCTGGATGAGAAGGACTTCGGCACTTCGCAAAACCGCGTTGCTGATGAAGTAGAAAGGGACGAATATGAAAATGCCTACATCAGATCAGCTGGCCGCGGTTGGCCGAAGCATTACCCAAGTACTCACCCCAATCATTACCTTGTTGGTGATGTTCAAGCAACTCTCCCCGGAAGATGCCGAGAAGATTACCTCTGCGATGACCCAGATCGGAGCGGGTTCGTTGGTTATCTTCGGCGGACTTGCAACGATCATTACCACGTTCAATGCTTGGGTCAGTTTCAAACGAACGAGCCCGGAAGCAAAGATCGAATCAGTCGGTCAGATACTCAACAACCAGCCGGGTGGCGAAGCAAACGTCGCAGTGAAGCAAGCGCTGATCAATGCCGTGGTTGCCAACCCATCCGTGGTTCAGGTAGTTGTCGATTCAGAGAAAATGGCGAATGATGCACCGTCGGCGAAGGTGGTTCCGGCCCAAACAAACATGGGGTTTTGATATGAAAAAGTTATCGATCTTAGGCCTTGGGCTGATGCTCGCTGGGTGTAATTCCCAGATGGTCCTCGATCCTGCGATTCGTCAACGGGTGGAGACAGGGGTGGCGACAGCCGCGGACAAGGCACAAGCTGGGCTAGTGCAGATTTGTAACAACTACAAACTTGCCGATGCGGTGTTTGATGCGGTGGCCCTTAGTGGAAAGATTCCACAGCGATATCTTGATGCTGAGGCTCAGGCCGTGGCTCTCCTCGACCGTACTTGTGCCAACCCCCCGGCCAACATCCAACAAGCCTACAACACAGCTCTTGATGCATATAGCACAGCACTCGCAATCAAAGCACAATTCAAGAAATAGGTGGAATGATGGAAGAAGATATCTCCGAGGGCTCTGGACTGTTTGCCCAACTTGCAAGGAAACTCGATGCGATTGATGCAAAACAAGACAATCTCTCGGAGCAGTATCATCAAGCTGTCGTTGCGATGACCCGGATGGAAGAATGCCAGAAGGTCATGCACGCTGGTATGCTCGAAGGAAAAGATAGGTTCTCAAAGCACGACGGACGAATCGAATCGTTGGAGAAATCTAGGGATCGGTTGAATACTATCTGGGGTGTATTGGCTGGGTTGTGGGCTTCGGCAATTGGTTTCGGTGTCTGGATTTATTCGAACTTCACCATCACACCGAAGCCACCACATTAAGTCTTCGGGGCAGAGTACCACCGGAACTTGGTGGCCTTATCCACGCCCCGAAGATCAATCTGCCCAGACTTTTCCAGAATCTCTATGGTGCGTAGTACACTGTGGATTGGTATCCGCTCTGCTGCGAATCGAGTGATTTTCTGCTCGCTAACTCCCATTCCCTTATCGTTGATCCGGATAAAGTGAATGATTTCCTCCATGGCCTGAGCATCAGCATTTGTTGCACCAGCCTTGAAGATTTCACCCATAGTGCCCTCGGCTTCGAGGAGCCATCCCATTGCCCGGTTGAAATCAGCACGAGTGAGGATGAGAGCATTGGAACGATCAATTGCTGATACCATTGAAAGTTTATAGAGGTGTGTACGACGACGAGTGACGTAATGAACGAGTTTAGGGTGTCCTGGAACGGGGGGTTCGCCCAGTTGACGCCAGTTATTAACCGCATCTCGATATTCCGCAGTAACCTCAAACTGCCCAATAAGGCCGTTGATGATAGCAATGTCATGTTCAAGGTCTGTGGTATCGCGCTTGTCTTCTGGTGCGAAGTCATCTCCAATAATCCTTTCGTCTGAGAATACCATGATTAGGCGGGAGGTAAATCCTTGACCCCATGCCTTCTCTGGCATCAGGTCGGTGAGGTTTTGCGGGGTGGTGCCGCAGAGGATGTTGAGTTGGGGGCTTGCGATCTTGATCTTGAGTTCGGATGTGCGGCGGACTTGTTGGTACGGAGCAGGGTCATAAAAGGCGGATAAGCCGTCAATCATTTCGTTATCGTATTTGTGGATAAAGGCACCGAGTTCGTCCGCGCAGATGTACATGGAATTGTATTCGAGTTGGTCTTCGTTGGGCCGGATGATGTTGCGTTTGGAGAGGAGGAGGGTATCAACCAACGATGCGAATGTCATGGAAATTGGTGCGAGGTGGAAGTCGGGGATTTTCTGTACGATGTGTCGGGCCTCGGACATGGTGCGGGATTTGCCCACACCCGGATGCCCGACGAGGAACGCGAATAGGTTTGGGAACAGTGGTCGGGAGGTGGTTACCCAGACCTTCTGCTCAAGCACCGCAGATATAGTAGTAATCGCCGCCCACTTACGGAAGATTTCCGGGGCGTGGAGATTTTTAGTTTCCGCGACGAATGACTCGATCCAAGATTCCAACTTGCGCTTGCCGCTTCCGGCTGTCGTGCCCGGTGTAATCTTTGAGCCCGTTCGGATTTTTATCGGGGTTGCCATAATCGTAGTCGCCCTTATTCCAGCCTACTTTGCAATCGTATGGGATTCGTAGAGTACGGCCCCTGTTGAGTTCCACAGGAATGACGAGGTTCGCCATGATCTGTGGGATGATTTTGTCTTCGAGATGTTCGGGGTACATGAAGGTCAGGGCGTCGTGGTCGTGCATTACAATCGCGGCTATGTCTTGGCGCCAGATGTTGAGCATGGCTTGGTTGACTAACTCAGCGAGACTGGACTGAGGGTCATATGCAATAGCCTCCCGGAGGGTAGCAGGATCGTTCCTGCGCCCGAAGAACCAACGTTTTCGTCCAAGAAGGCTAACAAGGAATCCATGTTTGCGAAGTTGATCGTCAACATGGGCTTGCCACTTTTGGTGTGCGGGAAAGGCATTGAAGTACTTAGGTTGGAAATCTCGTACAATGGAGATATCGAGCTTGGCTTGTTCGGAGAGGGTTTGGGGCTGGCCACCGTAGTTGCTTCCATGTCCAAGTTTCTTGCACATGAAACGGTAAGTGTAATGGCGATAGTATGGTTGCTCTGCGATATCTTTATCTCGTTTGAGGTCACCGGTCCAAGGGAGATTAGGCCAGCAAATGCGAGCAACTGCTGTGTGAGGGTCTCCAGATTCACAGGCGTCGAGATATCGTCCGTCATTGAATAGGTTCCATTCGATTGCGCCGACAGCGAATGATTCGCCCGACTTGGCATCACACTTTGCGAATTTCATTCCGGGATCGGCAATGAAAATGCTTCGGAGACTTTCTTCAATATTTTGAAGATTACCTCCCGTTCCGAACTCGGATGCGGAAGACGAGAACCTACCTGTTGAAGTGCCTGCAATATTATATGAGCTTCGGATTCGTCCATCAGGATCGATCGCTGTTCTGAGGACGGAGATTTTGTCTCCAAGGGTTGTGAGAAGATTGATATGGGAGACGAGTTGCTGGGCGATTGGGTAGACGGCGAGCTTTTCTCGGGCACCCCGATCTGTAGTTGGGCGACCTTGCTTACGAAT